CCAAAAAAAACAAAAAAGCCAAAAAAAACAAAAAAGAGGAGTTTTAGTAAAAATAAAAAAAAGGGTAAAAAATAGAAAATCTCTCTTATCAATTTGATTAAATACTATCAATTATTGTATAACGATAATGTTGTTACTATAATAATGTCATTAGTATTTGAATAATACACTTAAAACTTTCCACTTCTATTCGATTTCATACCTTTACGTGTTGGTAATTGTTGACTCTTATCGCTTGTACGTCAAGGTTTGATAAACATATTTGAAGTGCCTTTAGCATTTTGCATACGAGTTCTTTTAATTTTATCATTATTTACATTATTACAAATAAATGTGTTTTTATCCTGTATTTCTTTATTGGCTTGATTATTAATTTGGGCAATTATATTTTCTTCTTCTTTTTGTCTACGCAACATTGCTGCACGCTTTCGTCTACTTTCTGTTCCTATCATATTAATATTATAATTACTGTATTTTTTAAGTAATTATAGTGATAATATAAAATAAAAATTGATTTAACGCTTCCTTATCATGTAATGTATATAGTTACACTACCTGATATTATGTCCACAACAAAGGAGCAAAATGATAAGATTTCATTTCGTTGTGTGGATTTTAATGTTTCAAGTTTCAAAGAAGAAGAATTCATAATCACAATTTATGGTATTGATGAAAAACGAAAAACTTACTGTGTAAAAATTGATGATTTCAAACCATTCTTTTATATCAAAGTTGGTCATAATTGGAGTGATGCAGATGTGTCTCAATATTTTGACCATATTCGGGAAACAAATAAATCAGATTATTCTTTGCTAAAGATGCTGGAAACGGATCTTGAAGAAGCAAAAATTGTCAGACATAAAACATTGTACAATTTTGATGCAAACAAAAAACATAATTTCATCAAAGTTACTTGTAAAAATATGTCATTATTCTACAAATTCAAATCTCTCTTTTATGACAAGGAGAAACAACGATTGAACAAAGGCGTTGAATACAACGGAACGTTTACTCAAATATACGAAATTATGATTCCACCAATGTTGCGATTCTTCCACATTCAAGACATTTCCCCGTCTGGGTGGATTGAAATTAGGGACTACTATTTAATTGAAGGATGTGAAAAAGAAACCACCGTGGACATTGAAGTAAACGCAAATTATGGAGATATTATAAGTTTGCCAGAAAAAGAGACAATTGTTCCTTATAAAATTTGTAGTTTTGATATTGAGGCTTCCAGTAGTCATGGCGATTTTCCAACAGCAATTAAAAATTACAAAAAGGTTGCATATGATATTCTTGATTACATGCAATTGAATGATGATGAAGTTACTGAATATGGTATGGAGCAAATGTTGTATCATTTACTAAAAAATACATTTGGCTTTGCTTATGAAATTCAAATCGATAATTGTTATGTAAAAAATGGCAAAGATTATAAAGTAGAGTATTTTGAAAAAAATTTTAAAGAATTTATTAAAGGTTCGGTATCATTAAACGATGAAGATGTGGCGTCTGTTGTAGCGAACACAATGGATGAATATATGACCGCATTTGATGGAGGAGATGAAAACGGTTTTGATAAACAAGATGTTGATATTTGTGAAAATGACAATAATCAAAAAAGCAAAAATAAAAAAAGTGTCAAAAAAGGAAAAAAAGACATTGGTGTAAATATTGTCTCAATTTTGAATGATGTAAATTACGATAATCAAACAAAAATGGGATATTTGACGATTTCGCTTAACAATCATTTTCCCCAACTTGAAGGCGATTACGTGACATTTATTGGTTCGACATTTGTGACACACGGTGAAGAAAATAGTCATTTGAATCATTGTATTTGTATAGGAGAAACAACAAATCACGATGATTCTACACAAGTAATTGAATGTTATGATACCGAAAGAGAGGTTTTGTTGGCTTGGACAGATCTAATCCAACAAGAAGATCCTGATATTATTATTGGATATAATATCTTTGGTTTTGATTATCCTTTTATGTTTGATCGTGCAAAAGAAAATAATTGCCTGGATGAATTCTTGAATTTATCAAGAAAGATTGATGTATATCCAGAAGACGAAGAACTTAAATTAAATCAAACGAAAATTGTTTTGGCATCGGGTGCATATGATTTAAAACATCCATCGATGGAAGGACGTCTCCAAATTGATGTATTTACTTATATGCGAAAAGAATTTATTCTTCCATCTTACAAATTAGATTATGTTTCATCTTATTTGATTAGCGATAAAATAACCAAATTTCAAAATATTGAAGAAACAAATAATTGTATTATTCATACTAAGAATACTAAAGGCATTAGTGCAAATTCTTATGTGCATTTTGAAATATTGAACCATTCCAACGAATTGTATCAAAATGGTAAGAAATTCAAGGTTTTGACACTCGGTGAAAAAGGATTTGTCATTGAAGGCCTTTTGGAGGGCGTTGAAAATCAAACAATTCAATGGGGTCTTGCAAAAGATGATGTGACTCCACAAGATATTTTCCGAATGACAAATGAAGGACCAGATGAAAAAGGAATTATCGCCAAGTATTGTATTCAAGATTGTAATCTTGTCCATCAGATATTTCAAAAGATTGACATTATGACAACTTATATTGAGATGAGTAAGATTTGTTCTGTTCCAATTAGTTTCTTGATGCTGCGAGGTCAAGGTATCAAATTAACATCTTATGTAGCAAAAAAATGTCGTGAAAAAGACACACTTATGCCACTTATTAGTGTTGGTAATGCTTCTGATTTATATGAAGGTGCTATTGTACTTGATCCTAAAACAGGTCTTTATCTTGATAATCCAGTTGCTTGTGTTGATTATAGTTCACTTTATCCTTCATCTATTATTTCTGAAAATATTTCACACGATTCTAAAGTATGGACAAAAACATATAACTTGAATCACACATTACTTAATAAAACTGGTATTGTTGACAAAAGTGGAAATTTTAAATATGATAATTTACCTAGATACAAATATGTTGATATCAAATATGACACATTTGCGTTCAAGCGGCTTGGTGGTACAAGCAGTAAGCTGACAAAAGTACTGACTGGATATAAGATTTGTCGTTATGCTCAGTTTCCAAATCACGAACGCGCGATTTTACCATCTATTTTGCAAGAACTTCTTCATGCTCGCAAGGCGACCAAAAAACAAATGGGCAAAGAAAGCGACCCATTTATGAAAAATATTTTGGATAAACGCCAACTTTCCATTAAAGTGACTGCAAATAGTCTATATGGACAATGTGGTGCAAAAACCAGCACGTTTTACGAGATGGATATTGCGGCATCAACTACCGCAACTGGACGAAAGTTATTGATTTATGCCAAAGATATGATAGAAAGTGTTTACAATAATGTGAATATTGACACTAAACATGGTAATATGAAAATCAATGCAGAGTATATTTATGGAGATTCTGTTGCAAACTATACACCAATTTATGTAAAAATAGACGGAAAATTTGAGATCATCCAGATTGATGAACTTGGTAAAAAATACGGAGAAAATAACTGGAAACAGTGTGTAGAACCAGGTAAACAAACAAAAGAATATATTGATCTGACAAATAAGAATATATATACATGGAGTGAGAATTCATGGACTCAATTAAAAACAATTATTCGCCATAAGTTAGCAAGTCAAAAGAAAATGATGAGAATTTTAACACACACAGGCTGTGTTGATGTGACAGATGATCATTCTCTTATTGGAAGTAATGGTGTTGAAATTTCACCAACAGAGTGTGAAATCGGCACAGAATTGTTGCATCACGCGTGTGTATCCGCTAATATAAATGAGAATGGTATGACAGTAAATAAAGCCAAAATATATGGATTCTTCTTTGGAGATGGTTCTTGTGGGAGTTACGAATGCATGTCGGGCAAAAAAAGTTCATGGGCACTGAATAATAAGTCATTAGAATTACTTAACAAGTATCACAAGCTCTGTGAAGAAGAATATCCACAATGTACGTGGAAAATATATGATACACTAAATAGTTCTGGCGTTTACAAATTATGTTTCAATATCTTTGGATACGGCGAGAAAGTTAAATTTATCAATGAATATCGCTCTGTATCATATTATAATAATTGTAAAATTATTCCAAACCAAATACTAAATGGCAAAGACGAAATAAAAGAAGCATTCCTTGAAGGTTTGTATGATGCCGATGGTGATAAAAGTTGTTCTAACCGAATTGACCAGAAAAGCCAGTTGAGTTGCGCACAAATCACCTATCTAATCCAAAGTCTTGGATACAATGTTTCAATAAATTCGCGGAAAGATAAAGAAAATATTTATCGTATGAATTATTCTAAAAATACACAAAGGTATAATCCAAATAAAATCAAAAAAATCATGACTTTAGATGATTATGACGACTATGTGTATGATTTGACAACCGATAATCATCATTTTGCGGCAGGAATCGGAAATATGATTGTTCATAATACAGATTCAGTATTCTTCACTTTCAACTTGAAGGACCCAAACACAAACAAAGATGTCCGTGGTCAGAAAGCATTAGAAGTTACAATTGACTTGGCGAAAGAAGCTGGTGAACTTGCGACCAAATTTCTAAAAGCACCACATGATTTGGAATATGAAAAAACATTTATGCCATTTTGTTTACTTTCAAAAAAGAGATATGTTGGCATGCTTTATGAAGAAGATCCACACAAATGTAAGCGAAAATCAATGGGAATTGTTTTAAAACGTCGGGACAATGCGAATATTGTAAAAGATGTATATGGTGGAATTATTGATATTTTGATGAAAGAAAAAGATATTAATAAATCTATTGACTTCTTGGACAATATGTTGAATCAAATTGTAAACGAAGAAATTGGACTGGACAAGTTAATTATCAGCAAATCACTTCGTTCGTTTTATAAATGTCCTCAACAAATAGCACACAAGGTGCTTGCGGATAGGATTGGTGTTCGTGACCCAGGAAATAAGCCTCGAGCAGGAGACCGTATTCCATATATTTATATTTATTCAAAAAAAAAGAATGAATTGCAGGGAAACAAAATAGAACATCCTGATTATATCACTGAAAAAAAACTTAAAATAGATTATGGGTTTTATATAACAAATCAAATCATGAAACCTGTTATACAAATATATTCGTTGGTTTTGTTTGATATACCACAATTTCAAAAGAAAATAAAAATGTTCAAACAAAAAATAAATACATTGATGGAAAATTCTGACGATCAAGAGAAAACCTTGAAAAAGATTCAAAGTCTTAAAGATAAAGAGGTAGAACTTCTACTGTTTAAAAAGTATATTACTATTAATAATAATAAGGCCCAAAATAATAGAATGATTACCGACTTCTTTGGATAATAGTATATAAGTTAATCTACAAGAAATCTAAAATTAGTAATATTTTTTTTACACCTTTGGAATTTTAAAACGCCGACTTTAAGTAAAATGTATTTTAGTATTTTCATTTAAATTTTTTAAAATATTTATAATATAAATGCCACCGCACAAAAGCAAAGACTATAAAATTTCCAAAGGTGTAAGATTTTGTTGATTATTATATAATTATATAATTATATTTTTACATTATATATGAATGTGAAAAAAAATAAAACAAGGCGAAGGCGGTGTGGTGGTTCTCCAAGTGGTAAAGGTAAAGGTAAAGGTAAAGGTAAAGGCATTGGTAACGGTAATGGTAAAAGTAATGTTGGTTCTATGGGATTGACTTTATCTAAAAGGAAAAAAACTACTCGGAAATATGAGAGTGGTTCATCATTACCACAAATACCAACAGTAGAATCATTACCACAAATACCAACAGTAGAATTGTTAGAAAAAGTAAGAAGTCATTATCATCCTCCTCCTCCTCCTCCTCCTCCTCCTCCTCGTCCGATGAAGACTCCTCGTCCGAGTCCGAGTCCTCGGCCGCGGCCTTGGCAGCCGGCTTCTTCTCCTTCTCCTCCCGAATTTACAAAAGAAATCAATACTTATCGTAAGTTGATGTTGATAAAACCTACCGCACGTAGAGCTACCGAACTTACACGTACCGCACTTACACCTAACGCACTTACACCTAACGCACATAGACCAAATAATAATAAATACAAACGTACCAGCGGTAGTAATAATAATTTACACTCTTTTTCCTTTAAATCCTTTAAAAAAAGAAAGGCAAATGAGTTATAAAAATGGTAAAATGGGTGGGTGTATTCACTTTATTCAATACTATCTAAATACCATCGTGTTGCTAAGTATGGTGGCATAGTCTGAAGATTCTGATCTCCGATCATTTTCAAATTAGGTCCTTCTTGCATAATCTCTTGTATTTTCATGTTTCCAATTCCATAATCAAAATAACGAAGCGATGAAATAAATCCGTTCATTCCGTTAATATTGTCGCCAACAAATATATCTCCATAATTTTGTTTGATAATTTTTGACAAGTTGTCACGAACAGTTAATACTCCATTAAGATATATGTCTATTGTTCTATTTTGAACACGAATTATTATATTAACCCATTTTTGAATAGGAATATTTTGAATCACTCTCTCTTTTATATAACCAACTGGGTTTGAATCACCTTCTTCGCTGCCAAGATCATTAAATGTTGTCATAACTACAGTAATTGCGTTTGTATTAGAAGTTGTGCCGTCGTGTAAATATAACCCTGGGCAATTCATTGCATACATTTCACCAGTTTCACTGTCTCCTCCTTTTGAAAATATTTTTTTTGGATTATTATTGCCAGTTGATGTGTTATCTATAAAAATCCATGTACTCCAAGTAAATTCCATTCCCTGGTTTTGATTTATTGAACGCAAAATTGGCTTAGAATTTCCTAAAGACGGGTTTACTTGATACTTAGTGAGAGAATTTGTTGGAAGCATTCCATCGACAACAATTGGCGTTTTACTAGGAAGAGTAAATAATGAAATAATATATACCCCTACACGAATTAAAAGTCCAAATAAAATAATAATAAATAAGATAAAAACAAATTTTGATACTGTGCTATTCTTTTCTGCAAAATCCTGAGCAAATAATCCAACTTTGGTGCTTCCTAGTTTAAAAGACTGAAATGTTTGGGAACTATTTGCTGCATTTTTCACTTTTTTTGAAGTTCTTTCATATTCGTTTGTAACGGCATTTTTTGTCTTTTGCCCTAATTCTTTCGCGGCATTTAAAGTATTTGTAGCATATTCACGCGCTTTATTTGATGTTTCTTTAATTTTGTTTGTCAATGGTTTATTTTCATTATTGTTGGAAGATAATAAGTTCATTCTTGAATATTATATATATAATATAATAATATTATTCATATAATAATATTATTCATATAATAAAATCATAACATCAAAATGCAAAATATCTAAAATACATAATATTTTTTCTTTTCAATTTGGTCTTCGTAAAATGAAACAGCTAAATTATATTTATTAAGGGCACTTGCGAATGCATCGCCAAATCCGCCTTTATAAATTGACCATGCCTTTGCTGGAGTAATAAAAAATGGATAATATTGAACTTTAGAAATAAATCCACCAAATCCTCCATCGGGCGTAATTAAAATATCGTTCTGATACTCACCACCATTAATTATAATATTATCAAATGGTTTAGATTTTACTAGTTTACCATTAATATATACATCTAATGTTCTATTATTGAACGTGACAATTACATTTACCCATTTTTGAATATTTATATTTTCAACTCTTACATCTTCAGGCGAGCCGACTGGACACGGAACATCGGTAGGTACATCATCAACGGCTATAGTACCATTATTACATTCAACGGTTGAAGTTTCATTCGTGTCAATTCCTTTTTCAGACAATTCATATCTTAATTGATCATCGCCATAATCATCATTGGTAGTTCCAAATACATTAACAGAAACTTTTAGATCATTCTTGTATGGGTCTAAAGTAATTTGTGGGAAATAATTATTATCAGAAGCAATAATTGTTTTTTCTTGACCATACAAGTAATTCCAATTATCAACATACATCCAACAACTTAGTCCCATTGGACCGTCACTTTTTTTTAGCTTATCTCCTTGAATAATGTATTGATTTTTGGCACTCTGAGGGGCATCTAGAACTTGATTATTATCTTTAAACATAGGTAATTTCATAAATAAATATATACCAACTACAATACAAAAGACAATTACGATAAGCTTCATTTTACCATCAATGCTATTTGTAAATAACATATAAACACCGACCACTAATAATAGCAGAAGCATCATTTGAATTAAAAAAGACAATTTCATTAGTATATACTATATAATTATAAATTATAAAAAAATACTTTTAAATTACACATCACACGGAATCTTCCTTGATTGATAAATATCGCCTATAGTTGTAATATTAAGGGGAATATCATAATATGTTATATTACAAATACCACAATTATAGAGAGGCTCTTCGGAACGCCCAAATTCTAAAAAGGCGTCATCAATGTATGGTGCTATTTTAGTATTTGTTGAGACAAGATTATTATTTATAAAACAATCAAGCGTTCCGTAATTGTAATTGATAACAAAGTGATTCCATCTCTGATATAGTATATCTCTTGACTTATAAATTATATTTTCAGAACACATTTTATTTTTATTTTCACAATTATCTACTGTTATTACCAATTCTTTTGTATTATAGTCGTAAAAAAGTTTTGGAGTGTTTGAATATGTCATGATAAATCCCCGCTTTTCATTTGTTGTTTGTATATTCTGTATTTGCGGATCAAAATATACCCAAAAGGATAGACCATAATGATAGTTATAATCTTGAATATGATTTGAGCGATTGATAAAGTGAACTAGATTACTTACTTCTTGATGAACAAAATTGTTTTTATTATTGTTATATTGTGCAATTTTGTCCAACAGTTCAAAATACTTATTTTCCTGTCTCAAAGTTGTTGTGTAGTGTTTAATTTTGTCTGCAGCACTACAATTGTAAGATATGTCTTTGTCGGTACACACGAAAGGAAGCGGATTGCTGTAAGATATATCATTGTATTTTCCAATTTTCTTGTTAAATGTGTTGAAATACTCTTCAATTGATATACCATTCTGTTTCATATGTTCGTTCAATAGAGTTCTTTCAGAATGATTCATTTTGTCCATTACCTCACCATATATTATATGTTTGTCTAATAGATGAATATCTTTATTAAATCCTTCAATCGTTATTGGTTTGTTTAAATCAGAAATGGAATCACTGTTACTTTCTAAGTACGTTTTAAAATCATCGGTTTTTTGCAATAGTTTTCGTCTTGCAAACGATTTGGATTCAATTATTTTTTCTTTTAATTCTTTTTGCGTTAGATATAATACTCTGTTTTCAAGTGATTTAGATTCTTGAACAAATGTTATGCCTCCTGCATTTTTCACAAAATCTTTCAAAAACGGCACTCCGTAAAATAATACAATTATCAAACTAATAATAATAGTCAATATTCGAGAAGTAGCAGGTAAACCTGATATATTCTTTTTTACCCATTTTATTGAATCTATTACCATACAAGGTATTGTAAATATAACACTTTTAATTACATCAAAAAGCTCATCACCAACATCAGCAAGTTCATCATCAAATTTTTCTGCATCCTCTTTACTTTCACCGCGAGCAATTCTTAATGATAAAAATAATATTATAATTATAAAAGATATTATTATACTTGCAGTTGTGCTGTTGTAAATAACAAATTTTGAAATATGAAATAATAAAGAAAAACATAAAAACAAAACGGAAATAAAAATAATATTATAAAATGTTTTGTAAAATGACCTCACACTAACATCGTATTTTTTGGCGATTGGTTCTGTTTTTAGTAAAATAATAGTTAGACAGGAACAGAATAATACTATGCTTAAAATAATTGTAAAAATTGGGTAATCTTTAGTAAAGTTTAATACATCAAATATGTATAAATAATAAATTGTGGGGAATATCGTAAAGAGTATAATAAATGAAATTGTTTGTAGTGTATTATTAATTAATCCTCTTTTCAACAAAGAAGCTATTAATGTTAATAAATTTATTATTTTTGTTGGTATACTTGTGGAACCATTTTGATTTGCCATAATTATAAATACTTATTATTTTATTTTGAATATTAAAAATTTTCAAATGAAGTTTTTTGACCATGACATTCGCGACACAAAGCTTCTAAATTAGAAACTTCATTTGTTCCGCCATATTCAAGACGAACTTTATGGTCTACTTCAAAGGTGTGATTTAGTTTTTGTTTGCACTTATTACAAACCCAATTTTGTTGAGATGCCACATATTTCTTTTTTGTTTCGCTTACACTTCGCTTTGTACCCTTCGAACCGGATTTTTTTATCTTTTGTATGGAAGCTTGTTCACGAAATGTTTTACAATCTGAATTCGTTTGTGACATCAGAAATGGCGTTAACACATCTTTGGATTGTTTATCTATTGGCATTACTTGAATAAACTCTTTTAGCGTTTTCATATTATCATAAGTCATTTTGGGTGATTTGTTTACTACTGAAAGCGCACCAAATCCCATAATAATTACAATTAACATTTTGTAATATTTCTTATAATTTTTTATTTTACTGAATATATTAATCTTATTATCATAATAAATATTGTAAAGAACGAATCCACAAATGATAATTATCCACAATTTTATACTCATTATATAATTATGGATATAATCTTTTTGAAAGACAATAATAGACACAAAGAATTCCTACGAATAAAATAGAAAATATGAAACTGTGGATATAATTTTGTTTAGTTTTTTTCATATAATATTTGTCACTTGTCATTTTAAACCAAATGCTGTCATAAAATTCATCATAATCTTTAAATGGGCAATTTACTTTTAAACAAAAGTCTTTGTAGATATTGTGGCACAAATTTTTCATGTCTTTATTTGAATTTATATGAGCTTTGATATTATGTTTTTGTATAGATTTGTAAAGTATACCCTGACACTTTGTATCAAAAAAGAAAAATGGTAAACTGTAAAACAAATCTACAATTTTTTTTTGATTTGATTTACTTGCCGTATAGTATGTTCCTAATTGTGATAAATAATGTTCTAGTAGTTCGCAAACAAAGTATTTATTAATATTTAATTTTATCATTGATTGATAAAGTATATATTAATATTATAAATTAAACATTAAATGATAAAAATTTGTAACGAATACAAAATACACAATGTATGATAGTAAACAAAAATGGAAAAGAAAAAATATTTGTAACAATTGCGGGATGCAGGGACATTTGTTTTTTTCTTGTAAACGCCCCATCATGAGCTTTGGAATTATTTGTTACCGATACAACAATATTTCAAAACAAAATGAATATTTGCTTGTTCGGAGAAAAGACACTCTAGGATATGTAGATTTTCTAAGAGGAAAATTTAATATACATAACGACTTTCATATAAAACAGTTGGTGGCTGAAATGACGCATTATGAAATTGACGGAATAATGAATAATGATTATAGACAGCTGTGGTGTAATCTTTGGAACAAAAAGAATGAAAATGTAGACTCAAAGATAAATGAAAAAATCAACTTTATAAAGAATGAAAAAAAATATTTATTTGCACAAAATGTTACATGGGATGAACCTGAATGGGGATTTCCAAAAGGACGGCGAAATGGAAAAGAAAATGATTATGAATGCTCTATTCGCGAGTTTGAAGAAGAAACCGGATATTCTTCTAAAGACTTAATAATGATCAAAAATGTTGGTTTTATTGAAGAAATATTTACTGGGTCAAATGCCAAGTCATACAAACATAAATATTATATTTGTAAGATGGAATATAAAAAAACTCTATGTGAAAACAACTTCCAAAAGGAAGAAATTGGTGATTTAAAGTGGTTTTCATACGATGAATGCCTTTTGAAAATCAGAAACTATAATCATGAAAAACTAAATGTATTAAAACGAGTGCATTTATTGATAAATAATAACATGTATATATAAAATATATGACCAATCTTGAAAATAAACTTATGGACAAATATAAATATCCTGGAGGAAATGATATGAAATTTCAAAAAAAAATATCCTTGAAAAAGGAGTTTAAGTATCCATATGTAGTTCCTAAGATAACTATTACTTCTATGGATAAGAAGAATAAATTGTGTAAAAAAGAAGGCTTTACTCTTTCTCCTCATCAAGAATTTGTTAAAAATTTTATTCATCCTAATACCCCATATAATGGAATTTTGTTATATCATGGCATGGGATCAGGAAAAACATGCACAACAATAGGGGTGTCAGAACAGTTCCGAAACATTCATAAATATAATCCGAGTTTTAAAAAGATTTGGGTTTTAGCAAGTGAAGCTGTACAAGATAATTTCAGACTTCAACTATTTGACCCTGATAAATTAACTAAAAAAAATGGTGTTTGGACTTTAGAGAGCTGTGTTGGACCAAATTTATTACAAGAGCTTCAGAATCACGACCTTCAAAATATGACTAAAGATATGGTAGCTAATAAAATTTATAAAAATATCGATGAACATTATCAATTTTTAGGGTATGAAAAATTTGCAAATGAAATTCAGAATATAATACGAAATATTACAACTTCTGACGAAAAAAAAAAAAGGAAAGCTATTAAACAGAAGTTAAATAAAGAATATGGTAATAGTTTATTGATAATTGATGAAGCACATAATATTCGCATAAAGGGGAATGATACTGAGAAAAAAAAAACTGCACAAGCAATACAAGTGTTAACGACAAACGTTAAACATAATAAAATACTTTTACTTACTGGAACACCTATGTACAATGATTCACAAGAAATCATTTTTTTATTAAATTTATTGAGAAGTAATGATGGAATATCTCCTATAAAGCCAAGCGAGATATTTGATAAAGATGGCAATCTTTTAGTTATTGATGGAGAAGAAGTTGGTAAACAAAATTTGATGATGAAGGCTAACGGATATGTATCATTTGTTCGTGGAGAAAATCCATACCGATTTCCATTTAAAATATACCCAAATGACTATGATAGCCCTTCAAGTATTGGAAAATTTAAATATCCAGAATATCAACACGACGGCAAAAATATTACACAACCGATTACCTTTTTAGATTTGTATATTTCACCGATGAGCGAGTTTCAGAAGATGGGATACGAATATTTTAGACAAAAATCTCACAAATCAATCAAGGCTTCAGAAGAACAACACGAAGAACAACCAGAAGAACCACTTGACGAAACCGCTTTTAGTTCTGGTTACACAAAACACCAAAATGCATTATATTCATTAAATATTTGTTATCCAGGGGAAAAAGAGGGACAGTTTTTGAATGGAATAACCGGATTATCTAGCATTGTTTCACAAGGGCAAAATGATAAATTTACATACATTGATAAAGAAAATAATATTTTTGATTATGAAAAAATTGGGAATTATAGTGCAAAAATAAAAACAATATTGGATTTAATAATCAAATCAGACGGAATTATTCTAATTTATTCTCAATACAAATCTGCTGGGCTATTACCAATCGCACTGGCACTTGAAGAAATTGGAATGAACAGAATAAATTCTAAAGACAATCTCTTCGCTAACAGAAATAATAAAAGCATTAATTTACGATATTCAATGATTACTGGAGACAAAAAATACAGTAAAAATAACTCACAAGAAATTAAAGTTATTAACAATAATAAAAACAGTAATGGAGATTTATGTAAAGTTGTTTTAATTTCGCAAGCGGGGAGTGAAGGAATTGATTTCAAAAATCTTCGCCAAGTTCATATTCTTGAACCTTGGCATAATCTTAACAGAATAGACCAAATTGTCGGACGTGCAATTCGAGATTGTAGTCATAAGGATTTACCATTATCAAAACGGAATTGTCAAATATTTATGCACGGAAGTTATATTGACGAAAATGAAGAACCAATTGATATGTTTTATTACAGAAGATCTGAAAAAAAAGCAATGAAAATTGGACTTGTTCAAAAAGTTCTAAAATCTATCAGTGTGGACTGCATTATTAATGAAAAACAAAAACAATTTTCTAATTTAAAGGAAAAAATTCCAATAATGGAACTGGCGACAAAAGACGTAATCAAAAAATTCCCGGTTAAAGACAAACCATACTCTTTGGTATGTGATTATCAAAAAGATTGTGATTACAAATGTCTAAATACAATTACACCAGGCGTAGATATTGAAGACAAAAGCACTTACTCTTATCTACACACTAAAAACAATCAACTTGTTGACAAGATCAAAAAATTATTCTTAAAAAAACACGTTTACAGATTTGAAGAAATTGTGGATATTTTTGAGTTAAATGAAAATGACCTTGAACAAGTTTATAGCACTCTTACACACCTTGTGAAAAATAATACTGAAATAGTTTTTGATAAATATGGAAAAAAGGGAAATATAATGAATGTAAAAAATTTATATATTTTTCAGCCTTTGGAATTTGGTGACTCTTATACATCATTATATGATAAAATGCGACCATTGAAACATAAACCTTCTCGCATCAACGTGACGAGCAAAGCACCTAAAAATTTTGAAAATAAATACGCATTGATGAACAAACCACACACTATTAACGCCTCCGCAGATAATGATAAATTGCAAGTAAATAAGTCTGAACAACTTTTGATATCAATGAAATCAATGTATGAAACTGGGCTTGTAATCAGTGAAAAAGACAAAACCAAGGGCTTTTATGAAAATTATTCACGAGTAATTGAAAAACTCAATGAACTTTCGCCAAAAATTAAAATAACCACTACTCAAAAGAAACAATGGCTAATTCAACATTTAATAGAAACAATACCATTTAAGAAAGAATTATCATTTGTTAATTATTTGTTAAAAAGACAAGAGGAGGATGAATTCGCTTCGTCAATTAAAGCATTTTACAAAAAACATTTTATTTTTAGTTTTTTGAATGGAGAAATATTATTTTTAGTAGATGTTGCGGACAACAAGGCCGAAATTGGTGATAAAGTCCATTTATATGACAGTCACGTCAAATTATATTACAAACCAGACGATGAAGATGATTTTAGAATACTGAAGACAAGTGAAAAAATGGAAGGACAAAAGAGAATCACCAGTATTTTAAAACAAATTAGAGTAGATAAAAGTAAAATTTCTAATGTTTTAGTTTTTGTTGGGTTTAATGAAAAAGACAAAGAAGAACCAATACAACTGAAAATAAAAGAAATTGAAAGTAATTACAGAAGTAAGAAAATTAGGGGGCGGATTGTTAAAAAAAATGAATTACCAAAAACACTTATTCCAAAAATAGATAAGATTATTGGTGAAAAGACAATTGGGTCTAATAAAACTAAAAAATTTTCACAAGAACAACTTACAGTGGGGTTAGGAATACTTAGTAATTATTTTACAAATAAAGACAAAATTATATATATTAATAAGCTTCAATTTGCTGAAAATAATATTAGAGAACTGTAGACGCATAATGACAAGGATTACTGTTTATGAGCCATTAGAAATTATATCTGCATTTTCTATACTGACACCATCTATTGTATCCTGCATCTTCATGTTGAATCCAGACGTTCACTTATCCACTTTGTTAGCCGGAACAGGATGTATTATTCACTTTCCGTTCAGCTTTTCACTACATATGCACAAAGCATTTAGCAAAAACGCTCTTATTCGAACACGAATTTACAAGGCCGATGTTTCTTTTATTCATATTCACGCACTCATCACTGGATATACGTGGAAAATGAATTATAATTATGGGGAACTTCTTTACCATAGCGTATGCATTTTGTATATTGTCTTTTCTAAACCACTTTATTATCCACAAACAAAAAGCAATATTGATATCTTGGCGGCCATTGGATGTGCGAAAAGCACGTTTGGGTTGTTCTTTCGTAGTATTACTTTATGGACATCAGCAATCATTTTATGGATAATTCTTTTTACAGTATATAAAAAAAAAATTGCTGGGTTGCATAGCTCTTGGATCATGCATGTTATGCTCGCTGGTCCACAGTTCTGTGTTCTTGAGGGTCTTCAAAATTACAAGTCATATTAGTAATCTTTTACATTATCTTCAATTATTTGTTTATAATTTTCACAATTTATAAAAATTATAAATAAAATTGATTTAATTTGTATATGGTTAATATAATAGTATTGAAATCATGAGTAATTTAGAGAATCAAAAAATTTACACAAAACAACTCATTCATAAAAAAGTAAAAATTCCATTTGCACAATTAGGCAATTCGGTTGAAAAAATATTCAAAGAATATGCAGAAAACTTCATTACTGGAAAGTGTTCCAAAGAAGGATATATATCTACAAAGCACGTCAAAGTTATTGAATATAGTGCACCTCAATGCGTGTCCTCCGATGCAATTTATGATGTGTTATACGAATTTGAAGTATACAATCCTTATGAGGGACAGGAATTAAATGCAAAAGTATCAAATATTACAAAGATCGGTATTAAAGCGGTGGTTTCTTCTAATAATAGAAATAATCCGGCTACTGTATTTGCAAGTCGTCTTCATAACGAACATGTTATTATGAAAGACGATAATCTTGAAATCGATGAAATAGATCACTCTCTAGATAATATTTACAGTGAAAATGATATTATACGTATAGAAGTAATTGGATATCGTTTTGAAATTAATGATTCTTCTGTGTATATTTTAGGCAAAATTATTGATAAAAATAAATAAAATAATTTAGGATTTAACATAAAAACAAAACTCTATAATACTTAAATGAATCAAAGTCAACTGAAAGATCTCTGCGAAATAATAGAAAAAATGAATCAAAAAGAACAAATTGAAATTTTAAAAATTATCAAACAATCTACTGAAAATATTAATATTACTGAAAACAATAACGGATGTTTTATAAATATGAAGATGGTTGATGACAAAACTATTGAAAATATTAGTAAATATGTTGATTTTTTTAAACAGAAAGAAAAAGAATTGAATGAACAAGAACTTGAAAAAATTACATTACTTGATACATTAAATGAATTAAATAAATAATGTAAAGTTTTATTACCAGTCAAATAAATAATGAATCATAATTTTTTGTTTTCTAACTATTATATACATTTTGCGAGAGGTAACATACGAGATAACAGTAATAACTTAGGAAAAAAATTTCGTAAAAATAAAAAGACAAAATTAAATAACAACTATGATAAATTGTTCTTTAATTTTTTATTGATTGTTAAAATGGATGCCGTAGAGTTGGATTATAACAAAAATAATGAAATAGAGTTAAAATATGACTTTGCACAAAAAATAGAAAATATTAAAATAAAGAAGATTGAAAATATAATTAATAATTTATGTTATGAAGATAATATTAATCTAAAAACATTGTCAGCATTATGTTCTTTTTTTTCTAAATCAATGTATTATTTTTCGGAAAATATATTTGTAACATTGAATGAACTACAAGAACCAAACGAACAAGTATACTTAGTAAAAAATGATTTGTCAATTGTTTATGTTAAAAAAGAAATAATTAAAGAGCTTCGCGAAAAGAGTTTTGAGATTCAAGATTTAAATAAGACATTTTATAGTATGAGTCATTACAAATTAGACGAATTAAAAGATATTGCGTGTATAATTGGTATAGATTCAGAAGGAAAAAAAAAGGATATTTATGAAAAAATTACTCAACATTTGAGTAATGCTATATTTTAAAAAATTGATTATAAATAAATGTGTATACAGTATATACATTAATAGAGATGACGGAAAAAGGAAATACCACACCATCTTTATCCGATTTGCTGGACGTTTACAATAAAGCCTTGCAGAAAAACGCTTCATCTAAATACACTGATATTGAGTTTGAAGTTCGTTTTAAACGAGTACAGTCTTCAAGTTTTGATAAACTTTACGATGAACTTATAATGAGAGGATTTAGCGTAGAATTTAATAAATATTTATTACGTATTATGGTAACATACCAAAAAGGACAAGATGAAGAAGGGCAGCGCGAACCAATGTCAAATATTCGCGTAGAATTGGACGATATGAATCATATTCAAGAACTTTGTAGTAATAATACATTGAATTCAGGTGCACGATTTATTTCTAAACGCAATGTAGATGAAAAACACAATGGACCATATATGATAAATGATTATAATATGCGCGTATCTATTCAAAAAGAAGTTGAGAGGTCTAAACAAACATCTGAACAAGTTTTACAAATTAAAAATCGTTGGGACAATAGTTACAAATTGTTTCGGTATATTTATAGAACATCTCTTATTCACGAGGATTTTCCAAATATAAGGATTGACCTTAGTAAAATTAGAACAAACCGAGATAAAACAGTATATTTTATGGATAGCAATGTACTTACTAGTAATGAAACATATGAAATTGAAATTGAGATAATAAACGTTCCACAAGAATTTAACAAAGAGAAAAAAATGCATATTTTAAGTCAATTACAAAATTCAATAAAATTTGTCTTGTCTTCTCTACAAGATTCACCATTTCCTGTAAAATACAGCGAATTAGATAAAGTATATAATAATTACATGAAAATGGTTGGTAAATTACAAGGCGATAATAATAAAAAAAAGAAAAAATTTGATAAACCATCTAAAAGTGGGAAGGATTTTATTGGTCCATCTTCTTATACACTTCAACCTATCAATTTTGTAGATGACGAGTCAATCGAGAATGTTTGTTTACAACGTGATTCATTCTGTGTAACCGATAAAGCAGATGGAGAACGAAAAATGTTATTTATTGATGTTAACAATAAACTTTATTTTATCAATACAAATTTGGAAATACAATTTACGGGAATTAAGATTGAAGGACTTGCAAATTATGCAAATACACTCATAGACGGTGAATATATCACAACAAACAAATATGGTGTTCAAATTTCTTTATATGCTGCGTTTGATATTTACTATTATGAAGGAGAAGATGTAAGATCACGCGCGTTTAAGAGTGACGACCCTGTTAAAAAAGGTAAAAAAATAGAACCAAGATATCACTTGTTGCGCAAAGTTATCAATAATATAAATGAAAATATTGTATATGCTTCACAAATGAATAACTTGAAGCTTTCAGTTAAGAGTTTCTTCTTTTCACAACCAGACCGCACTGACTCATTGTTTGTTGCAAATAATGAATGTTTGAAACACGCACAATCATTGGAATATGAAACAGATGGACTTATATTTACACCAATGGAACTCGGCGTCACGCAAGAAAAAAAAGGCGACCCAATTAAAAACTCTAAATATACATGGGGGAAAAGTTTCAAGTGGAAACCGCCAGAATTTAATACAATTGACTTTCTCATTTCAGTAGAAAAAGACCCATTTAATAAACCTAAAATGAAACAAAAAATGGTTGATGGCGAACTTGTTAATTATTATGTATTAAAGTTGTTTGTAGGGGTTGATAAAACAAATCACGGGCTGGTCGGAAGTCAACAAAAATTATTAAATGAGGAATTCACGCAAGTAAAATCGGGAGCAGAGTTTAGCAATAAATATGGACCTGAAGAATTTTATCCTACTAATCCTTCTGACCCACTAGCACATTTATGTCATATACACCTCCATTTACACGAAGGCAAAATGAAGATGTTTACCGAAGAAAAACAAATTTTTGAAGATGACACAATTGTTGAATTCAGATATGATAAAACAGCTAAAGACAAAATGAATTCATGGATTCCCTTGAGATTGCGCGATGACAAAACTAAAGAATACCGCGTAAAGAAAAATAATTTTGGTAATGCTTATCACGTGGCTAATAGCAATTGGCACTCCATTCACGATCCTGTTACGCCCGAGATATTAACAGGAGCTACAGAAATATCTAAGGATGAATTATTGAATTCTGAAAGCAGTGTTTACTATAATAATAACCGAAATAGCAAACGAGAAAATTCTCATACAATTAAATTAAGAAAATTTCACAATTTTGTCAAAGAAATGATAATAAAGTATGTTTCCAGTAAAAAAGAAAATTCAACTCTTATTGATATGGCAGTTGGAAAAGCGGGTGATTTACACAAATGGATTAATGCTAATATACGAGCTGTATTAGGTATTGATATTTCAGAAGACAATATTCACAATCCTCATGACGGAGCATGTAAGCGGTATATTGAACTATTTTCACAAAAGAAAATGACGCGAGATTCATTATTTGGGATGTTTATCACAGGAGATACTAGTAAAAGCATTGAAACTGGCCACTTTGATATACACAGTCCAAAAAATGACAAAATGGTTTCATCTAATCATATTTTGAGATGTTTGATGGGAACAACTGATATACAAAAAGTTAAAAATGATTACCTAAAAAATAATTATAGTATATTTTCTGATAAATTTGATATTTGTTCAATTCAATTTGCTGTTCACTATATGTTTGAAGACAAAGAAAAATTATATAATTTTGCAAAGAATGTCTCTGATATTACTCATCTGGGATCATATTTTATTGGAACTTGTTATGATGGAAAGCTTGTTCGGGAGAAGCTTAAAGATGTTGCTTATAACGAAGCGGTAGATTTATACAAAGGAACTACTAAAATTTGGAGCATTCGTAAAAAATATCAAGACGACGACGATTCTTTCCTGGAAAAATCTGAGATGTGTTTGGGTAAAAAAATTTCGGTATTCCAAGAATCAATTAATAAAGAGTTTGATGAATATCTTGTAAACTTTGATTATTTTGAAAGCGTTATGAATGATCACGGATTTGTTCTTGATAAAGATTTTGCGGTAGATGGACAACAAATGGATTCTACTGAAAGATTTGAAAATATTTACAAAATGTTATACGAATCAAAAAAAGGGAATAAAAATAATATGACTGACGCTGAAAAACAGATATCTTTCTTGAATAGATGCTTTGTTTTCAAAAAGGTTAATAATATGGTAAAATCATATCCAATCACAGAAGAAATATCCAAAGAAAATAATAATTTAATTAGCGTTGGTTATCCAATAAAAACGCAGCGAACTGTAATTTTACAACAACTTTAGTTTGAATGATTTAAAGATTTAAACTAATAAATATTATGGGTGGATATATTATCAATGATTATATTTTTTCTATAGATGAAGATGATATTTCTATATCTTATGATAAAATGTTTACACAAGAATTTATTGTCAATATTAGTTTAAAAGAATATTTGAAAAACATCAAAGCAGAAATAGACGATGTTCAGGGGAAGTGGGACCTTGTTAAAAAGGTTACCAATAAATACGAATATATAAATAGTTGTGTAACGATTGACGGAATAAAAGGGACTGGGGCTTCGGTTTGTTCATACAAACCTATCTCGAGATCTTACTTTAAGATGATTGAAATATTAAATAATTATGGATTTAAATTCATGAAATACGAAAAAATTAAAACGTTTCATTTAGCTGAGGGTCCTGGTGGGTTTATAGAGGCGATTCTGAGAAAAAGAGATAATAAAAATGATATTTATTATGGAATGACACTAATGGATTCTAACGACGATATTCCCAAGTGGAATAAAATTTCAAATATAGTAAAAGAAAATAAGAACATCAAATTGATATACGGTCCTAAAAATGACGGGAATTTGTATAACAAACATAATTTGGATTTTATTGAACAATATTACAAAAACTCTATGGACTTTATTACAGGAGATGGGGGGTTTGATTATAGCGTTGATTTCAACCGTCAAGAAGAAAATTCAATTAATTTAATATTTTGTGAAATGTTATATGCACTTATTATGCAAAAAAATGGAGGCGTATTTGTATTAAAAGTTTTTGATATATTTCATCGAAACACGATTGAAATTTTGTCTATTTTGTGTTATTTTTATGAAAAAGTTTATGTTTTTAAACCATTGACAAGTAGAGAAGCTAACTCTGAAAAATACATAATTTGTATGAATTTTAAAACAAAAAAGAATTATGATTTAATCATAAAAAAACTAAAGCATAATTTTCATTTATTGAAAAATAATAAAATTACAAAAATTCTAGATCATGATTTGAATAGTTTTTTCTTAAATAAAATTCAAGAAATTAATGCAATATATGGACAACAACAAATTGAAAATATTTTGTGCACAATCAATCACGTACGAGACTTTCAAAAAGACAAAATTAACAAAATTAAACTTAATAATATTGAAAGGTGCAAAAGATGGTGTTGTGAACACGGTCAACCTATCCACGCCTCTTATATTACACAGAACTAACAATAGGTTGTCTTTTTATTACGAATTGTATTTAGTTTTTTTTGACAATCGGTGTCTTTCTTATTAGTATCACCTTTAATATAATTTAAATGATATCCTGTTCCTGACCCAGTATCATGAAAATTATTTAAAGAAATAATGCCATTGTTATAGGCCTGTTTGAGAGATGCGTTATTTTTATAAATCGCATCATTTTTCTTTCTTAGCGTATTTGCGGAAGATGATGCAGCTCCTTGCAGAGCAAAAATAGGATTTGTTGGTTTGTATATAATTGGCTTATTACAGACAGTACCATCTGAAGATGTTGTAGATGAACATTTTGAACTTCTATATGTGTCATCATCGTTTTTGCTCCCGAGGCGAGCATTCTCTTCATATGTTCTACATTTTGCTTTCAGGTAAGAATTATAATTTCTATAATAATTTTTATTTATATTAGTATTTGCCGAACGCCGAACGTTATTTGTTCCACCCACGCATTTTATTTGATTCATACTATCTTCTAAATATACCTTTGTTCCATTACATTGGTTTAGAATAGTGATATTTTCTTTTAAAATCCTAATATTTTTATCTTCGCAATCTAAGTTGTCGGAAGTAAGTGAAATACTCGTTCCTGGTGCGTCCAGTTGTTGAATAGTTGTTTGTTTACTTGATTTGGTTTCATAAAGCGGGATTAGCTGTTTTCTCCATTGCTTAATTGGATTCGCTTTAAAAGAAGTACGCGACATTGTTTTTAATTTTGGATCCACATTAGTAAATGGACGAGAATTAGAAGGAACTGCCATATTTGTGGAAGATTCTTCACCTTTCCATAGATTATTTCTAAATTTATAATCACTCATTATATATTATATATTATATAGATTATATATAATTCATAATGAAACTATTATTAGTAATAATATTTATTATTGTTATTTTTATTAATTCTATGAGAATTAATCCAATTGAAGGACTGTGTGGTAGTTATTCACTAACATACTCAAAAATAAAAGACATATTCAAAACATCCGATGCATCTGGGATTTCTATGGCTTACAATACAAATTATAATAAAGATTTGTTGTTAGACTGTTATACGTTGTAATAGATTGATATTTATTAAAAATAACTTAGTATTCATTATTATCAAAATCTATGAATAACATATCTGTGATATTTATCAGAATTTTTTGCTGTTCTACTTTATCTTCGTCTTGTATCATAACATCTGGTAAATTTTGAATTGCGGCACTGCCACGTGACTCAATATCGGCTTTCTCACCTTGAGCATTCAGGTCCATCTTTCTCTTCATCTCTTTTTGGGCATAATCATGCGATTTTTTCCTTTCATTTGCGTCATCGTCAAAGTTCTTAATATCCAATAAAAAATTATATTGATGTTCTAGCTGTTCAACTAAATGTTTATTGAGTTCAGTGTAATCTTTTGAAGAACCATTATTTTTTAAGTTATTCAGTGTAGTAATATTTTCAAAGTGTGCAAATTTATACATATCAATTGGACTAATTTCGTTGTCATGAAGCGGTTTGAATAGACCTGATGGTCTATTTTTTAATTGATCTTTTAAACTTTTTACATATAAAACTTCATAATTTCTAAATGCTATCTTCTTCAAGAATTCTAGTTTTCCTTCATAATCTCTTGGTTCTTTTTCAAAAAATCTTTTTAAAACTGATTCATAATATAAGCTGTTTATTTCAGAGGCAATTCCTATCTGATGAAAAGTCACATAACTTTTTCTAAGCTCCTCAATCCACGGTTCTAGAGCTTTTTCGTTAACTAATGTTAACGCAGGAATACCTAGTATCATATCTTTTAACTCAAAATCTTTTCCATTTACATTATATGAAGCGGTGATTTCATCTATTTTTAAATTTTTACTTACCAGCTGTAATGATATCAAAGTTGTTAAATAATACTGCACCTCTGTCATAAAATTAAATTGTATATATGGTCGCAATATTCCATATGTATTATTTACAAGTTCAGAAAGTCGTTTTGTCTGATTTCCAGATAGTATACCTTTGATAACCTGACCCCACACCTTTGTGGCAGTATTTCTTAGTGTACAGTGCTTACATACGAAGCAATTGTCGTAAAAAGATGAGTTCGATTGATTTTTATTAACACGTGTTTCCGTAATATGTGAGCTTAAACACTTTATTTTATCGGTTAAACACATATTTGGGTCACCTATTTTCCAAGGAAACACTACACTAATTAGTTCTTTTTCCATTTTCGGGGCATCTTTCTTTTTTTGTTTTTCTTCGTTTAAACTTACCATTTCTTTCTCGAATAATTTATCCAACACTTTAAGAATAATTGCTAATTTGAATAACGTTTCAGATTTTATTTTAGAAACAAAATATTGACGGATTAATAACCTTCTTTCTTTTTCTTCATCTCCTTCTTTTGCCTTTTTCATCTTATCCATCATATCTTTTGCGCCTTCCATACCTCCACTTACAATATCGCTAGCTTTTGATGCCATATTTGCCATTGCATCCATACCTTTTTTTTCCAGTTCTTCTGAATCACCTACTTTATCCATAAGGCCTTTTGCTGCGGATTTTGCTTCATCCATACCGTTTTCAAATGCTTTTCCCACTTTCTTTGTATTTATACCTGCTTTGTCTGCTGCTTCTTGTGCCTGAGCCATCAACTCTGGTTTATATTTTGCTGCTTTGCTTGTTGCTTCTTCTGCTGCTTTTTTTCCTTTGTCCATGATTTCGGTGATAGTTCCACCTTCTTGCATAATATTTTGGTCATCGCCACCACCAAATTGCATCATTATTAGTTTTTTTTCTTGTAACCATTTTGTTTTTTTTGAAGGCCGTTCATACTTGATAACACCATCGCGTAAACTACACATAACGTCTGTTTTTTTATTTTTACACGTTACAGAATCTAAAAATTTTTTATTCTCCCACGGTGCGGTTGGACCAGGCATACTTGGAACTTTTGACATCATATCTTTGATACCTGCGCCCATACCCATACCCATACCCATGCCTGGTCCACCCAAACCACCCAAACCACCCAAACCACCCAAACCACCCAAACCACCACGATATTTCCTAGTAGTTTTTTTTCTTTTCTTTTTATTTTTCTTTTTCTCCTTACCTTTTTTATTGAAAATAATCTTCATAAGATTTTTTACATATTCTTCTTTCATAGTTTTCACCAATTTTTTTGATGTTTTTACATCTAACCCCGCCTTTTTATACAGTTTTTTGGTACGTCTCTTTCCACCACCACTCATTTTTGTCTTTTTTGTAAGATCTTCTTTTTGATTTTTTCTATTACAGGGTTTTTTAAACTCTCTATCCAATTTATATCCTATTGGATCGTCCAAATAATCGCAATTTTTAATGAGGCATTTTATTTTTTTTTTACATATTCGTTTTGAAAATCCCATTCTCATACATAGATCTTGTTTTGGTAAAGTTTCCTCTAATGTACTTTCTGGTATATTTACAAGAAACGACGGATAATATAATAGTGTTCCTACTAAACTATACAATGTATAAATTAACATATTCATAGCCACTACAGCTGGTGGTTGAGGCGCGCCACTGGCCGCCGCTAAGCTGCCTGCCAAAGCCATAGTATTTGCATCTCCATCTTTGAAAGCACCTAGAGCAGCTCCAGCAGCTGCTCCGGGATTGGCTGCTAGAGATGCGGGGGTTATAATACCACCCATCGCAGCTGCCGGATCACCTGTTTTTTTTATTCCTGATAATGCCTCTGAAGCAGCTGAAGCAGCTGAACCAGGGTTACTTACACCTCCTGCTGCTGCTGCTGCCGGCTCCGTCATAGGGGGGGTATCTCCCCCAGTCATTCTTGTTGATGACATAGTTTTTATTATTATATAATATAAATATATTAATAAATCAAATTCAACTCAACCGCTATTACAGGCCATATTATAATATTATAATTACTTTCTTCTTACTGAGTTAAGAAACGAATAAGAAGCGTTGTGTTGGTCGCCACCAGCAGTTAAGTCGTTATACGTCAAATTTACAGCTTCTAAATGTTTAAATTGGGTAAACAATGAACTGTCGGCAACATATTTAATATTTCCGCCTTTTAAACTTACTTCAGAAGGGGTTACACCATGTACAACTTTTCCACAGTCTGAATTTGATACACTATCTGCCATCTTATGATTTAAAATTCTTGAATTTGTATCATTTACTTGATTTGGGCCACCACAACTCATATATTTTCTACTTAAAGGATCTCCCAAATTGTACGCATTACGAAACGGACCACACGACGCCTTAACGCCAGCAGCCGCTACATTATTTGATTTAAATGCTTTTCTTAGCTTTCTTCTATTCATCGCAACTTCACCGCCAACAAGAGTACTTCCGAATCCACTTGTAAATTGTCCAGGTTTTCCGCCGCCAAGGCTACTGACACCGCTTTTTTCGTATCCAGACATTATTAATATAATAATATATTATTTTTTATTCATTATTTTGTCAAACCAACAAAATATAGACCAACACAAACCATTATTATTCCCAGCAAATTTATCTTACTTAATTCTGAATTCAATACTACATAATTCAAAACAGAATACACAACAATTGGAAGCGCGTAAAGTATACCAAAAGTCAAATATTTGTTTTTGGATTTCGACAAACTATATAAAAATAAAAACGTTCCTGTTGTACCCAGGGTTGCTGCAACTAAGAGATAAAACAAGTCTTTATAACTCATTTCTAAATGTCTGGCTACGTGTATGTTCTTGAATAAAAATAAAAAAATAATAATTGACACGAAAAAATATATAAATTGTTTTAAAATAAATATATCAAATATGTCATTATTCTTCAGTAATAACGTGTCTAAAATTCCAGAACTACCATAAAATGTGGCAGAGCATATACTTAAAATTATATCCATTATATTTGTCTTTTATTATAAATTTTATTTGAAAAATTATTTGAAAATAATATT